ACTGAAGGTATGGTACTTTACTGATGAAAAAGTACATTTTCCAACACTGCAATAGTAATCACATCAAGACGATTATTGCACGTTCTGAGTATAAAGCAATGACACAGAACTTTGGTAATCTTGCAGGTTACAAACTCATCCAAACTTTCCCAATTCACTGATGTTCAAAATCCGTTACTTTACTCCTTATCAACAACAATGGAGAGAGCAATCATTCTCTACATTAGAGGAAGCAAAACGTATGGTTGAGTTTTATAAATCGTGCGGAAGTCCTGCTGAACTGATTAACAACTAACAAACCAATGTTACTCTCCAAAGCATCATTCAACGATCAACAAGTTCTCCCTTTCATAGTCAAGAAAGAAGATGAATATACTGAGGAAGGTAGTTACTCTCTTCACCTATTCTCCCGAACTGTTATTACTAAGGAAGGAAAGAAGTATAGGTATCTGCCACTCAGATTTGAAGGTGAAGAAGCACGTTTCAAGAAAAGATCTGATGCAGAGAGTTATGCAAGGTACAGATTAGCACTTGATTGAAATACTGTTAAAACCCCTACTTTTAGGGGTTTTTTTATTGTTTTTTCATTAAAAAATGTATTAAAAAATATATTTGTGTTCGTTAAATCGTTTGATAATTATTGTTATTGAAAGGTGATAATGATATGAATTCGTATCAATTAAGTGCTTTAATCGTCTCTATGTAACTATAAATGTGCTGAGGTATGTGTGTTGATAGATTATAAATGTGCTCAGACCTTGTGGTCTTACCGAGCATAACATAAGGACCGCACTTTTGTCAACCCCAGGGTCACAAAATCCTCACAATTCCCCCACATAAATCCACCAGGACCACATAAATACCCCCAGACCATTGACATCTACGCCCAGGCATTCTATAGTACCCCTATACACACAGGAGCGCACTTATGTCCGTTGCATACTCACAAGCACAGAAGGTTCGTTATCGTATCACCCTAGATATTTCTGCCTTTCCTGACTTTGATCCGCACCAAATCGACTGGGAAAAGCTATTCAAGTTGGAACCTGCAGAGAAGTGTGATGCTTACGTGGAGGACCTAAGTACACCTGATAGATGGTAATTTGGTAGCAATTTATACCATATAAGGCGTTTTAGTTTTGATAGCATTTTACATCTAAAAAGCACTAAATAATGAGGTATTAAGTTATCAAAATACCTATGAACTATTTTAGAGAAATTCTGCTTGAAAAACTGGGTGGAAAGTGTGCAGAATGTGGCAGTACGGAATCATTAGAGTTTGACCATATTGACCCTGCTACAAAGTCATTCAATATTTCCGCTGGGTATCACAAACCCAAGGAAGTTTTGGAGAATGAGTTGTCAAAGTGTCAGATTTTATGTAACAAATGCCACATACAAAAGAGTAAGAAAGACCTCAAGTTTCGCCCTAAAAGTTGTGCTGGCGGTAGACCACTAAAGTATAAGAATTTGGGGTGTGGAGTGATGATACGAGTTCCCGAAAGTGTCACCACAGTTCTACCTCAACTGCAAGACGTTATGCAACAGTTAGAGGAGAACGGTGAGGATAGTTGTGAGGTGATCTTACAGGTCCTCAGTGATATCCAGGATCGTATTAATTAAAGTTATTCACCTTGAAAGTGCCATAATAGTGTAAGGGGCACACAAGTTCACCGCCCCGCTAACACTCAAGAGAAACCACTAATGCTCAACCAAGTTCGCAACTTTGCCCACACGATGAACAATCCCATCACTCGTAAGGCATTCTTTCTGCGTAACTTTGCCCCCAAGCGTTATAGTGAGTTCCGTGATCTGATGTACACTCTGAACACACAGTTTCACCTGGGTACTATCAACGAAGCAGAGATGAATTCTGCACTCCTTTCCTTCTGATTTCATCTCTTAATCAACACTCACAACACTCACAATGACTACCACTTTCCAAGCAAATCTGTCCGATACTGAGTATAACGGTTGGGAGAATTATGAGACCTGGAATGTTGCACTCTGGATCAACAATGATCAGAGTTTGTATCACCTTGCTATGGAGGCAGGTGATTATGAAACCTTCGTAAAAGAGATCGGCGTTGGATACTCTACTCCTGACGGCGTTAAGTATACTGACCCCAAGGTAAATGTCATCCAAATCAATAGCGATGTGTTCGACTTCTAAGTAATACTCACTCCTGTCGCAAGAGTATAAACTAGGCAACACACAGTTCACAACACTTTTCTTCTTCATTATGACCAAGCAAGTTATCCTTTCGATGCTGGCACAAGGTAACACTGGTGATGAGATTCTCTCCATCCTCGATGTTATCGTCTCTGACATTGAGCAAGAGGGTATTGATAGTTGTGCTGAGGTGTTCGCAGTTAACTGACCACAACACAGTTAGCATCAATGACCCAGTGAGTTTGGGGGTCATAAAATATACCCAACTCATCCCACACTAACTAACACACTTCCTCGTTATTATGTCCAAGACCGTGATGCTTTCGATGCTGGCTCAAGGTAACACTGGTGATGAGATTCTGTCCATTCTGGATACACTCACTGCTGATAATGTTACTGAGGGTTATGGTAACGAACCCACTGCAGATGTGATCGAGTTCTGATACTAACTGTGTGCCCTCTAGTTGACACTGGGGGGCACTTATGTTATCTTGGGTGAGGATAGTGATTCGGCAGTTATTTGCGGCGGTTGTTTATAGCGGCGCGCGGCGTTGCGTTATAAAAAAACCAAACATCCCTAACCTACAGAGGTGACAGATCGACCGATAAATATCACACTCATAAAAAATTTCCGGAAGTATAGAGATGCGCCGAAACCCCCGATACTATCGAAGGACGCCCTATTGGAATTTTTGGAAGGTAGTATTCGCAGGTTGGCTAATCAGATATCCAAAGACAATGAGTAGAGTAATACTATTGCCTCTTGGGTTTTTGATTGTACTGATATATAATGCGGTAGTGAATTAAGATTTACTACAAAAAATTCCGGATATATTTTTCATATGGAAAAGGTTTATCACATCTACGCAAAGGATAGATGTTTATTTCATTCTATCAAAGAGGAGGACTTCAGAACAACGTGGGAGACTCTGAATAATATGGTAGGGATAATGAAAACTGAATATACATCTGATGATTTGTCTTATGAAGAATTAGTTGTGAATAAACAAACATTATTAGATTCTTCACATTGACAAGTGATATATAGACTGTTAAAATTGAAATTGAAAATTTATTTCTCTTATGGCAAAAGGATTTACTGTTAAAACTGTAGCACCAAAGAAGACAACTGAGGAATGGGATATTGATGCTATCAAATCTCGAATGAAAGGTAAGAGTATTGTATTCTGTTTACCTGGAAGAGGTTGTTCATATATTTTTCTAAAGAACTTTGTACAACTATGTTTTGATCTTGTACAAAATGGAATGAGTATTCAGATCTCTCAAGATTATTCATCGATGGTAAACTTTGCACGTTGCAAAGTACTTGGAGCAAATGTTCTGAGGGGTCCGAAGCAAATTCCTTGGGATGGAAAACTTCAGTATGATTATCAACTATGGATTGATAATGACATTGTTTTTGATACTAACAAATTTTGGCAACTTTGTGATTTAGCACACTCAGAAGATGGCACAGAACGTGAAATTGTTGCTGGGTGGTATGCAACTGAAGATGGTCACACAACTTCTGTCGCACACTGGTTAGAAGAAGATGATTTCCGTAAGAATGGTGGTGTAATGAATCACGAAACTGTGGAGAGCATCTCAAAACGTCGTAAGCCATTCACAGTAGACTATACTGGTTTTGGTTGGGTACTGATTAAGAATGGAGTCTTTGAGAATCTTGAATACCCTTGGTTTGCACCTAAAATGCAAGTCTTTGAATCTGGTAATGTTCAGGATATGTGTGGGGAAGATGTATCATTCTGTCTTGATGCAAAAGATCAGGGCTTTGAAATCTGGTGCGATCCTCGTATTCGTGTTGGACACGAAAAAACTCGCGTAATCTAAAGATGGAAAAAAGATATAATATTGTTTATCACGGTCGACCGATTTACCGGAATCTCTCTCCGGAGGAATGTACGGAAATCTTACAGGACTATGCTGAAAAGTATTATAATCTTTGTGAAATAAATCCTAATGAACTTGAATTGGAGGAAATTTTAAATGGCTAAAGGTGGATCTAATAAAACTGTCTTCGAACCCGGAGCACCCAAAAAGACACGTCAGGGACGTTCTTCTCGAACATTGCTGAGTGCAACTTCTCGTAATGGACGTAAGAAAAGGTATCGCGGACAAGGAAAGGGTTAAATAATAAAAAAGAGATACCCCCTATGTCATATCTTGATTCCCACGAAGAATGGAAATCAATACACATAGAAGACTTATGGGTATATAACAAACTCTTTTTAAATCAACGTCTGGGGCATCTCTGTGGACCTACAGGGTGCCCTGTTCCATATCCAGGTCATTATATCGTCCGACCAAGTATTAATTTGCTTGGGATGGGGCGATTTTCTCGTATGGAGTTGATTTATAAGTCAACTGATCATTTTCATCCAGCTGAATTTTGGTGCGAAGTCTTTCACGGAAATCACTATAGTGTTGATTTTCAAAATAAAAAGTCAAAATTAATAGTACTTGGCGAAAAAGACTTTAATGATCCATTGTATAGATGGAAAAAATGGACTAAAATAAAAGGTGAGGTTGAATTTCCAGAAATTTTAAATGACTTAAAGGGAAATTATGAGTGGATCAACTGTGAATTTATTGGAAATAAACTCATTGAGGTTCATTTTCGCCAAAATCCAGACTTTCGCTATGGTAATTCAGTGGCAATACCAGTTTGGAAGGGAGAAAAAGTAGAAAATATTGAAAATTTGGTGTTTGTAGAGGATAAAGACTATCACAGAGAAGGATTTTACATTGATAACGGGATAGCAACCCCGTAAAAAGTTCTGATTTAAATAATCAGGAGCAAAAAATGACTAAAAAAGTCGATAAAGACCCAAATTTTATGAAAAATGAGTGGGGAACTGAATATTTGGCAAGTGAATATGGTTGGGATTCTAAAATTGAGAAGCAAAAGATGCTTCGTGAGATTGCAAATGACGACATAACTCCCAAAAAACACGATTTTTATCACCAAAATGAAATTCATGAAAAAATTCGTAATGATGAGGACTATGATGACTGGGAATATGGCACAGAACCAGTCTATGGACCGCTAAAAGGATAATAAATAAGATAGAATTATAATACCAAATGCCTCTAGAAAGGGTAAGTCAAGGTTTCAAAGATATTAGTATGTCATTTCAGAGCAATCCTCTGAATGATGATATAATTGCGATCAAAAATGCAACTGCAATTGCTCGCTCAGTCAGAAACATTGTATTTACCCTTCCTGGAGAAAAGTTTTTTGACCCAAATTTTGGATCTAATATCTCTGCATCTCTATTTGAAAATGTAGATTCTTTTTCTGCAAGTATTATCGAAAGTGAAATTAGAACATCAATTAATAATTTTGAACCAAGAGTAAATTTACAAGATGTATCCATTGAACCTGACTACGATAATAATACATTCAATGCAACAATAAGGTATGAAATTATAGGAGCAAATATACCTCCACAACAATTAGAATTCGTTCTCCTATCATCAAGGTAAATGTCGTTAATAAATTTTACAAATTTAGACTTTGATCAGATAAAGTCTACTCTTAAAGATTATCTAAGATCTAACTCTAATTTCACAGATTATGATTTTGAGGGTTCGAACTTATCAACAATCTTAGACGTATTAGCATATAACACATATATCTCCTCATACAATGCCAATATGGTATCGAATGAGGTCTTTATTGATAGTGCTACTCTAAGGGAGAATATTGTTGCACTAGCTAGAAACATTGGATATATTCCAAGATCTAAAAAAGCAGCTTCTGCAACAGTGACTTTCTTTGTAGATGCTTCTAATATATTTCCAACACCCGCGTCACTAACTCTACAGAAGGGTATTGTTGCCTCTTCATCGGCACAGTTTGCAAATCAGTCATTCACCTTTTGCATTCTCGAAGATATAACAGTTCCTGTCATCAATGGAACTGCAGTATTCGAAAACGTTAAAATTTATGAGGGATTACTGGTTACAAGTACTTTTACAAATTCTTTTAGAAATCCAAATCAAAGATTCATACTTGATAATGCTGGTATTGACACTGATTTAATCTCAGTTTTAGTAAAACCATTACAAACGAGTTCAATCAGAACAAAATTCAATAGACAAGATAGTTTATTTGATGTTAACGGACAATCTAAAGTATTTTTCTTACAAGAAGTTGAAGATGAAAGATACGAATTAATTTTTGGTGATGGAATTTTTGGCGAAAAATTAGGAGACGAAAGTTTTATTGAAGCATCTTATATCACATCTAATGGAGATGCTGCAAATGGAGTATCCAGATTTTCATTTAGTGGAAGAATTGTTTATGTAAGAAATTCCCAGGAATATGTAGTGTCTTCTGGGATATCGCTATTAACGACGATTTTATCAGCATCTGGTGGAGAACAAATAGAGTCAATTGATTCTATTAAAAAATATGCTCCCAGAATTTATGCTTCTCAAAATAGAGCATTGACAATAAATGATTTTGAAACTTTAATTCCTGCAAGAATTTATCCCGAAACAGAATCTATTTCAGTGTTTGGTGGAGAAGATGTTATTCCTCCCCAATACGGAAAAGTTTTTATTAGCATAAAACCAAGAACTGGCGACTTTTTACCTAACTTGGTAAAAGAAAACATCAAAAGAGA